TAGTCCGCTGCCGGCTCCGTCATTGCCTGCATGCCAAACTGTATATAGCGGCATAGTTGAGCCGCTTGTTGTATTTAAAAACGAGAACTTTAATCCGTTTGGGCTAGGCGCTTGTAGGACTATAAAATCATCGAGATCGTTGGCTACACCAATTACTAATCGGTTTGATTCACCTGTAGAACCATCCAAGCCATAAGGGTGGAACTGAATAAATCCATAATCGCTGGCATGGTTAATTGCAACACCATCTTTTTCAGACTCAAAAAAGATGCCGCTACGGCCAACCGAGTCACCCTTTAGTACAAGATTAGTACCCGCTCCACGATATCCGCCCATATCTCCAGCACCACTAGCAACACTTCCACTAACAGTTAAACCGCCAGTAATTTGAGTATTGCCTGCTAGTGTTGGAATAGTTTGAGTAGCTGACCAAGTATTCGCAGTGTTAAGTAGTGGAATAGTAGAACCGCTAGTACCAATATTGTAACCATCTAATAAGTCTGCGTTTAAGTTTGTTACTAGAGTAGTAGAAGCAACTGTAAAAGGTGCTGTGCCTGTGGCAAGTGTACTTACAATTGTTGTAGGGCTTGAAAGCGTTTTGCCAGCACCTATTGTAAGATTGCCGCCTGTTATTATATTTTGGTTACCGTCAGCAGTATAGGGAAACTCATCCTCAACACCACGACCTTGATCTCCTGGACGGCAAGTAAGTAATTTAATATTACTTAATCTAACATCACCGCCAGAGTTCCACGTAATTGTAATTCTTAAATAAGCATCACCATAGTATGGATCTAACTTATGAAACATACTTACGGCATGGTTGTCGTAAGTTGAGGTATGCTTTGTAAACCAAGTAACGCCGTCTACACTAGATTCTACTAAAATGGTTTTGTTAGGGTTTGGGGCGTTGTATGTGTGCCCTATTACTAACCAATCAGCTGAGCTATAAGCAACATTGGTAAAAGTCCAACGAGCTCGCGTAATTGCAGTACCGTTTGTTATTAGAACTGATTGATTTTCTTTTTGAGCAAATAATTCTTTATTTAATGTAGCAGCGGACCACGTTGTACCGTTATAAGTTTCATAAGTTGTAGTATAATTCTTTGTAAATGCCAGTAAGTCATGCCATATTAGAGAACCCATTGGCTGTGCTGCAAAAGAAGTACTGTAGCTGGCTTGAATAGCCGCTGTGGTGGTGTAACCACCAACTTTAAGAGATTCGATACCATTTTCACTAGTTATATTTAGAAAGGTATCTGCTGTGTCTGATCGTATTAAGGAGGCCCCATTAATACCATCTAATAAATCTGCATCTAATCCGGAACCACTACCGTCAACAGTATTAATAGCTGTTAACAACTGAGTTGCAGTAACTGCACCAGTATTACCTGCTACACTAGAGACGCCTGATATGCTTCCTGTTGTGGAAGTAAAAGAGTCAATACTGTTATCAGCTTTTTTGTAATATATCTTACCGTCTTGGTAATTAAGGGCGATTTCGCCATAATCTAAGTCTGCAGCAACTGGCACTTTGGCCGCTACTGATGACTTTTTAAGTAAAACTTTATTTGCCATCTGGGTTCCTAATAAGGATTAAAAAGAGGGGTAAAAACCCCTCTTATATTTTAGTATGTTCCACCGTCAATTGTATTTGACCAGTATGGATTTCCTGTTGCATCTTCGCGTAAGAAGCTACCATCAATTGCGCTAACTGTGGTAACACCCATTGCACTAGTACCGTTACCAAAGATAACGCCACGAGCTGTTGCTGTTGTAAGTCCTGTACCACCATAAGCAACACCAATTGTATTACCGTTCCAAGTAGATCCAGTGCTTAGTGTTTTGTTGGTAAATGTTTCAGAGCCTGCTAGTGTAGCTAATGTACCTGTTGTTGGCAATGTAACTGAAGTTGCTGCAGTTGCCGTAAAGGTTTGTGTAAACGCACCTGAGTGAATAACGCTACCAGCCAGTGTTAAGGTATTAGCCCCGTTATTAACACCAGTACCGCCGTAGGTTGCACCAACTACTGAACCTTGCCAAGTACCAGTACCAATTGTTCCTAATGTAGTGATTGATGTTTGACCAACATAAGTTGAAGCAATATCAACGCTATCAGCAGCAACAGTAATACGGTTAGCAGTACCAACCACATCGATTGTGTTACCAGACTTTGTTAAACCAGCACCAGCAACAATTTGACCTGCGCCAGAGAACTGTACGAATACTAAAGCTGTTGTATCAAGTGTTACTGGAGCATCTGTGGTTAATACGAAACCATTGTTTCCATTAACTGTGCCTTCTTCAACAAAGGCAAACATGCCAGGACTAACTTCAGTACTAGTATCTGCATCTTCTGCGCGAGTAAGTACCCAGTTTGTGCTTGCAGTACCTACTACAGTAACCGTATATATACCGTTGTCAGCGCCAGTGGTTTGATCCTTAACTAAAATACGGTTACCAGCAACCAGTACAATGCTATCAACAGTAATTGCGGCTTGTGTGCCAGCATTTGTAAGAGTTTTAGTAGGCCCACTTCCAGCAGCAGTAGCTGTTAAGTTAGCAGTAGTAGCAACGCGTACGCTGTCTTTGATATCTAGTGCTTGCTTAATTCCGTCAACGTAACCTTTGTTTGCAGCATCAGTAGACTGTGTAGGTGTAGCAACGTTAGTAATGCGCTTAGAAGCAACATCAACTGTACCTGTACCGTTTGGTGCTAAGTTAACGTTGGTATTTGTACCACCAGCTGTAAAGGTTAGTGCGCCTGTACCTGTAATAGATCCAGTAATAGTACCTGTACCACCATTGCCAACTGGCAATGTACCTGTAACACCAGTTGTAAGTGGTAAACCAGTTGCGTTGGTCATTATACCGCTTGCAGGAGTTCCAAGAGCAGGACTTACAAGAGTTGGGCTAGTAGCAAATACTAAAGCACCAGTACCTGTTTCATCGCTGATAACACCAGCAAGTTCAGCCGAAGTAGTAGCAGCATGTACACTTAACTTATTGCTTGTATAAACAACTGTACCACCTGTGCCAAATGCAACGCTTGAAGCATCAGTACCAGTAAACGTTAATGTATTACTTGCAGTAAGTGTTTTACCATCAGCAATAGTTAAAACCGCACTAGTTGCAGGAGCAGTAATGGTTACTTTGTTAATTGATGTAGCAGTTGCAACACCAATAGTTGGCGTAATTAGTGAAGGGCTATTATTAAATACAACTAAACCACTACCAGTTTCATCGGTAAGGGCAGCTGCAAGTTGTGCACTAGTAGCTACCAGGGTATTGCTGCTTAAGTTGATTGTTTTGTTTGTTAGTGTTTGTGTACCAGTTAGTGTAGCAACAGTTGAGTCAATAGCAACTGTTGTTGTATTTGACGCATCACTAACAGTAACTGTAATACCAGTACCTTGAGTAACTGTTCCGCCTACCTGGTCATAGATATACTCTTGCAGGGTTGTGGCGTTATCACCAATATACACATTTGACAATACTGTTTTACCAGTACCAGCAGGTGTAATATTAATATCACCGTTGGTATTTGTAGAACTAAGAATATTGCCTGTTAGTTTTAAATTACCAACTAACCACTGGTCAATTGTGCCTGTTGCACTTAAGATCGGAACTGATTTAGCAGTAATATTCAGCGTACCTGCTGTACCTGCCATTAAGTCCGTATAATATTTACCACCAATGATAACGTGATTAACAGCGTTACCAGTAGTTTCGGTGCCCATACCTACATAAAGTCTGTCACCGCCGTTTGAACCATTATCCCCTAAAGCACTGTAAGCTAATTCGCCTTGTGCTAGTACCGCTGGATTACCTGCCGTGTCCGAACGTTTAATTCTTATAATAGAAGCCATCTATTACACTCCTTTTTTAAAATTGTCCACAATCAACGTATTGTTGATTTAATAATGTGGTTGAAGTCCATTTAGCTGTTTGTGTATTATACACAAGCAGGCTTCCAGCAGTTAGATTTGACACATCAGTATCTGTCATACCATTAATGGTAGTAGAACCAGGAGGTCCCATCATACCAGTAACAATAAGTGTAGTAGGATTTGCATCTACTACGGTTTGATTTACTGTGTTGTCAACTACTACTGTATTATTACTAGTGGTGACTACTGTTTCTGTCATCTTGTCACCTCTGGGACTAAAGTCAAATTACCAACTAAAAAGGGTATAACTTTGCCGTTTGAGTCAAATAGTTCTACTGCATATACTGCTGTTGTGAATGTAAAAAGAGTGGTTGCTGTTGCAGGTATTGTGATTGTAATTGTTCCTAAATTATTATTTAGCGCAATTTGTCCAACACTTGAACTAGCTTCATAGATAACGGTTGGGCTATCCACAGACTCTCTGATTTGCATCCTAGCACTATATCCAGCTAAGGGTACTGGTTGATTATACTCTACTACACCGCCACTGGTATAAGTAGTGTACCCAAGACTATTTACTTGATTAACTCTAATAAGAGTACTTGTTACATATGTTGCGATTTGGGTACTATCAGAAACTGAATTAATTTCTTTCATACCGCCCGCACCGACAACTTTAAACCTCCAGCCAACAGGCAGATTATGAGGCACAGTTGTTGTGATTTCGCAAGGAGCTGCTTTTGTAATGCTAGCGACGGGTACATAAACTTTTGTTTCTGATTCCCAACGATAAATTTCTTCAAACGTGCTGCCTTGATAAATTTTATAATTAAGCTTTGCTGGTTGCATTAGCGCACCTGAACTTTCTTAGCTGCTGCTATAGTAGCTGACACTCGAAACTTGTTAACTTCTTGTGTTAGTGCAACAACTTCAGTTTGTAAGTGCTGATTTTCAATGCATAGTTGTGATAGTTGTGCATTTAATAAAATCATTTCTTGTTGTAAACGATTTAATTCGGTTGCAAGTAAGCCATTCTGTTGGCCCATGCGCTCTAGTTCTGTATGCATTAAAGTAATAACGCTAGTTTCCGCATTAGTACTTTTCCAGTCTTTTAACAACTTCTGAATTCCAACTGAGAAAGCAACAACTGCTAACGCAACTAGTGAAATGGTCTGTATGAAACTGTGGTCATTAATCTCCACCATAGTCAGATCTCCTTATTAGCAGGGGGTTATATATTTAATTGTAATCTAAACGGCAAGTCCGCCTTTTAGATTGGGATAAAAGCTTGTCAAGAAAAAATATTGAAACGTTCTTGCATTTTGGTATATTATACCACAAGGGCTGGGTATTGTCAATGCAAAAAAATACCCTGCCCAAAGAATGGACAGGGTATAGTTTTTGCGATATTTATAGTTGTTATGGTATTATACCACTACTACTATACAAGAAACCTGGATAAGATGTTGAACCAGGACTAATACTATAAGGTGCCGAAGAAGGTGAAACTACTAGTGTAAGCGAACTGTAAGGCCCACTTCCATTATTAAACCCAGTATATTCATATCCTGCACCAGCAGTATTACCAGCAGTAATAGTCACACTTGGTACATTAAATCCAGCTCCGTTATTTTGAACATAACCACTAAAGTAGAATGTTACAGTTGTTAGTGCTGGCCCACTTAAGTATACATTTACGCCACAATAAATTTGTCCTGCTGATCCATTATTACTAAACACTGCATCCCATGTTGCTGTTGGCGGTGGAGGTGGCGTATATCCACAAGTAACACTATTGTACTCTATAACACTAGCGTAAGTTCCGTAGTTTCCATCTGTATAGTCTTGATACCTAGTAGTGCCTACGCAGTAAGGTGACCCAACTGGTGTACCTGCAGCAGGTGGATTATATCCACAACTAGCACTATTGTATTCTACAGCGCTGCTATACGTTCCACCAGTACCATTAGCATAGTTTTGAGTTAAGGTATACCCCACACAATATTGTCCACCAACTAGTGTACCTGCATCTTCTACGACGTTAACTTGAGCATTTCTAACGTTACCATTATAAGGAAACCTTACCCAAATTCTTTTATTTCCAGCAGGTCCGCCAGTAATAGTTGCACCTGTTAAGTAATTACTAAAATTACCTGAACCATCTAAGGTAGCAGTACTTGGATAACTCGATGGTTGAGGATCTCCGTTATTAAGTACAGAATACTCAAATGTAGCATTTGGCTGCCCACCGCTAATACTAATAGTTGTATAATTGCTTAAACTAACTGTTGAGGGTGATATGCTAAAAGATTCGTTGTATACTGGTGCAACATATCCGCAACTAGTACTATTATTAATGTCTACATTAAAACTTCCACCAGCACCATCTGCTCGGACTTCTCTTAGTGTATAGGGTGCTACACCAGAGTTTAAACAAGAAGAACTTAATAGCGTATTATATGCTGGATATACTGGCGCTGTACTAGTATCATTAATAGTAATGGTACCTGTAGTAGCTTCTTCAGTACCACTTACGCTTCCTGTACGTACTCCAACACTAAAAGTTTGCGATCCTTCTGTTAGTGTGTCGGCAACAGGAGTTACACTAAATGTACCAGTGCCACTTATAAGTGCAAAAGATCCGTTATATGCTGAAAAATCTGCTCCAGGATCCGCGGAACCTCCATTAATTGCCCAATATAATGTAGTATTAGCTACATTAGTTGTAGTAACTGTAAACGTTATTGAAGAACCCTCATTTACGTTGCCAGTTTGTGGCGATATTGAATAACTTATTACAGCTGTACTTGTATCATTTATAGTTACGTCTATATAAATATACGTACCTGAAGTTATTTGTAACCTAAAAGTTTCTGTGCCTTCAGTAAGGCTATCATTGGCTAGCGTAAATCCCACACTAGCAGTATTATTACTTATAGTAAAATTACCTGTAGTAGTACCAGAACTTAAATCTGCTTGTTGTATACCTGTTACATTGTATCCTACTGTTGTACCATTTGGAAGATTAGCGGTTGTTAGCGTAATTGTAAAACTACCGCCTTCATTAACGCTATTAGCGCTGCTACTTAAATTATAGGTTGGGTTATTACCACCACCTGTACCACCACCGGGTGCTTGATATAAATCAGCATCTGCAGCTATAATACTTAAATTGGTGTATGTGCCTGCAAAATATGTTACAAAGCCTGGTGGAAATGATCCTTGTTCGCTTGCGGTTACAGTACGTATTGTTCTGCTATCTATATACTGACCCCTGCGTTTAAATACTATATCAAAAACTGCGTAATCAGTATAGTTTATTCCAGAGGCAGTTCTTTGTTGAGCAAAAGCTACCGCAGTTTTAGGCAGTAAATATATAGGATTTGTAGGAGTAGCTAAATATAAACTAGTAGCAGTATCATTAGTAGGTAGTGCAAAGTTATCAGTTATACTATAAGGTACTAGTTGCGTAAAATTACTATCAAATGTTTTCTTTTGAGGATTAGCACTATTATACATTCGTAACGCAGGACCTGTTGAGCTCATTGTTTCTATTCCATTAGCATCTACGGTAAAAATATATGCGGTTGGCAAAGTATATGTAGTAGAAACTGCAGTAGTTGCAAAAACTGAACAGTCAAATTGTAAATTGTTTTCAGCTACCGATGTTGGAAACAAATACCACACATCTTTTTCTGGTTGTCCAGATACTATGGAATCTGGTAGTGTCCATAATACTATATATTTACCCGTGCCAATAGATATGGTAGCTGTACTGTAGTCTCTTCGTATGTACCCTGGGTGCATATTAGGCGCATCAATTTCAGTACTTGTTGCAGTAGCGTTAAACTCCAGTTTCTGTACAAAAGTTGGATTAACATAGTCACTATCTATTAACAACTCATTAGCATCATTTATAATTTTAAGACCGAATGCCATAGAGTGCCTTATTTAACAAAAACATATAAAATTGTGTCTGTATATGAAAAAGTTGGTACAGAAATTCCTGCGTCTCCTGGTACATAAACATTCCTAAACCATTTAATATACGGCACACCACTTAATATACCTATTTCCCAAGAGTGCTGTCCTGGACGAAGCTGAAACGGTCTTATCGTTCTTGTAATATATTCAGGAAAATCTTTATAGTAATATGAAAAACCTGGTCGGGTAGGAATAGGTTCGTTTCTAGTAGCTCCGGTACCTGCATCAGTTAGTGTAAATATTTGACCAAATACTGCGCTAGTAGTAGAGTTTTGTAAGACTACTGTGCTTCCATCACTTTTAAAAGTTTTTAAGCCGTATGTTGCCATTAACTTAAGTCTCCTAGTAATACTCTGCGAACATTATTATTAAATATTTCAATCTTATTATTAGACAGTACTATTCTTTCGTTTGCAGAGTTTGCAATATTGTTACCAATAGTTAGTTTATTAGCATTAATAGTGCCGGTGTCAATTCTACCGCCATCAATAACAGTTGTACCCGTAATACTTAAATCCGCAGCACTTATTTTACCACTAACACTTGCAGCAGTTGCCAGTGGAGTAGTACCAGTAGAAAAGTTAGTAAAAGTTACTATACCGTTAAAGTTAATACTAGCACTAGGTGTATCAATTACGGCTGCACCTGTTGCAGTATTGTAAGTAGTTTCAGTTGCATAAAATCTAGATACCCATGCTTTGAGTGTAGTATCTGAAGTGCTTGGGCTTATGGGTGAATATCCCCATGTGCCAGTATCTCCTGGAGCACTAGTTAAAGTTGCAAACTGTCCAGTACTAAAGTTATAGTTTGATGCTGAGGGAGTTCCAGGTGCAGTAGCCGTGGCTGTTTGATAATACAAGTAGCCTGAGGCATTTCTTGGTCCAGGTACAGTACTTGGAGCACCTGGAGCACCTGGAGCACCTGGAGCACCTGGAGCACCTGGAGCACCTGGATCACCAGTTGATCCATCTGAAACAATAGCCATAACTATTGATTTCGTAATAGGCGTAGTCAATCCTGCACCAGTTACACTTAAAGTAACTGACACAGAAGATGCTCCACCAGAAGGTGTTACTACAGTAGAGCTACTAGAATTGGAGGATAGTGTTCCTCCACTTATTGTCCACGCATATACAGGACTAGTAATACCGGTAGTAATAGCTGTTAGTGTAGTATTAGCAGGGGTATATGTTCCTGTAATACTTTTTGCAAAAGCACTATACCCTGAAATATCTATTGATTGTGACGCTACAGGCGTAGCACTTAGTTCACTAGAAATAGTAAACGCTGTTGCGCTTGTATCATCAATAGTGCTAATAAAAGCATACTTAACATAGTATGTTGTACCAGCTACCAGTGAAGTAAACGTGGTACCATCTGTTGTTATTTTAGCTATAACTATAGAAAGACTTAAAGCATCAAATACTTTATTAGAGTCCGAAGGAGTAAACCCAGATGTAGTAGAACACCAAACTCGTACTTTTTCTAGATCGTCGCGCGCATCTGTGGTGCGCACGCGATCATAAGGAGTATCTAGTTTTAATATTAATGAGCCTACGCCTGCAGATAATGTTGCTGCCATAATATTCCTTTAAACGATATTTCTAACAAGTATAGTGGCATATGAACTTGTTTCACTATAATTATTAGTTTTATCCAACACTCTACAAGCTATTCGATAATTAATACCAGCTTCAGATATTCTTGGTAAGGGTACTGATAGTAGATCTAACCTACCCTGACCTTGACTTTGTACTTCTGGTATTACGGGCGTAGTGTCCCATAAGTCAGTAGTTCCGGTATCCTTATAAAGCCTATATGCATAAGCTTTAAAATCGCTAGGTTGGTCAACAATAGTTGGATCTAAAACAATATAAGTATTTTCTAAATCTACTGCAAGCACTGGTGGTACACTAAAGTTTCTGTTTTTACCGTCATTGGTAAAAGCATATTCTTGTGACCAAGGGCCTGCGATCTTACTATCTTCGCTTAAGTATCTAGCACGTATTTTATACTTTGCTCCAGCGATTAAACCTTCAAAAGTAATGCTGCTATTTTCTTTTCGTATAATATAAGTTTCACCAGGATTAGTGGGAAATATAGCTATACTTCCTTCAATAATATCAAACTGTACACGAGCTGCTACAGCCTCCAAACCACTAGGATTTGTAAACGATGCAATAGCTCGATTTTGAATATTACCAGTAGCTTTTATATCACTAACTGTGCTATCACTAATTACACTATTTATAATTGGAGTTGTAACAATGCTGTTTCTTATCAAAGGAATATTTGTAGAAATACTCGTAATATTTGGATTATACGTTAATAAGTCGCTTAGATCTTCTGTGTATATACTAGGTGAGTAATCAACTAAAATTAATCTAGCACTATAATTTGTACTTGGTTCTACTGCTGTAACAATACATTCTTGAACAGAAGTATTTGATAATCCTATCATGTATAGGTTATCAGACTCTACTCCGTCACCAGATGCTATGGTAGGTACTGTAATAGAAGTTGTGTACCCTGTAGTTCCACTATATGTAAATATTCTGGTTACACTTCCGCTGCCCGTGGTACTTGTTAGTCCATTCGTTCTGATTAGTATAGTATAACTTGTACCACTGGTCAGATAAACAGGCTCTCTTAAAGTTAGTGTAGTTCCAGTAATTGTATCACCAATTCCTGAGCCTAAACGACCACTGCCGACACCCCATTGTGGAATATCATGAGAGATTTTTACTTTATCTCCACGAGTACATACCAAATGCTCAAAGTCTACATTAATTGTATAAGATTCTGGGCGTAATTTAATTTGGGCAAAATGCCACCTAGCTAAACGAATTGCCTGATCAGGGTTTGTAACACCTGGTAAGGTCAGCTGCTCGAATAACTCTGCAGCTTTTTTACCACCAGTGGCAGTAGCTGCGTATCCATAATTATATACTATAATTTCTCGTGCTTGATATGCTTGCGTTTCATCTGAGATATTAATACGGAAAGCGTGTGGTAATATAGGTAAGCTTTTTGTAGATTCAAATCCCCAGCTATTATGTGGAGTAAAATGCTGTACTGTATGCGTACGTTCTACATCTATAATTACACCCCATTTACCATCTATGTAAGAAGGACTAGCAAGTCCAGCTGCACATATATCACGTAAAGTATCCATAACACTTTGTGTGCTACTTAATACTCCGTTATAAGTATACTTAGGGCAATACTCCGCAGTTCCTGTTCCAGATTTTCCACCAGTAATTTGTACTTCAAACCCATCACCAACAGCATAAACAATACTGCTTGTTCCTGCCAATAAGTTCCAATCCGCTTGCGAAGTTGTACCCAGGGATTTAATAGTATAATACTTACCTTTTTGCACGGCAGTAGTAGCTACTGTTTGTGGAATTGGATTACAAAAATTGTGCCAAGCAGTTAAACTAGTTAAATCTAGTTGTGCTGGCTTGATTCGAAAAGCGTTGGCTGGATGCATTAATACATAAGCAAATAAACTTGCTGGATTGTTTGTTGCGCGTAAATTTTCCCAACTGCTTGTGGTTCTATCATAGTCCCAGGCAATTGTATGTACTACGGCATTAATGCCATCAATTTGACCGTTAACTTTGTTACTACTTTGAATTCTAACAGCAGTTTTTGCCAAGTAACATCCTGGTGGATTATACATTGGTTTTTCTAGTTTATCATATCCAGTAACATTAGCTAATATAGCTTTATGGTACTTTTTATAGTCTACTTCGTCTTCGGTTTCGTCGGTATTATTTCTACGAACTCGGACTTGATATCTAGCGCGAGGTAAGTTTTCTACTGAATGTACCCAGTTAAAAGCGTCTTTGCGCTTTTCAAACCAAGCACCTTGTCCAAAGGTAAGAATAGTATTCGAACTTGCAGCAAGATTTAATCCATTGTTAGCTTGATAAGTAATTTTAGCGCCAATGCCTTGGTCACTGGCTTGGTTATCAACTCCTACAATAGTAATATTGTGTGGACCTGCACTTAGCTTAATAATTCCTTTAATGCTACTAATCATATTATTGTAGCCAGATTTAGGAATTTGTACTGCTCGCACACCATCAATTAAAATCTCACCTTGATCATCTGCTGCTGCTTCAACTATATAATATCCTGTATATGGGAAAGTAACATTTTCTACTAACTTTGTCCAAGTACCACCATAGCCACTTGCAGCTGGTGTAGTATATCCAGTGCTGCTCCAAATTCCATAAGTCTTTAAAAAGTCGCTCCACTTACCGCCATTAGTTTTAGTAGCTACCCCGCTAGTACCTTTAAGAGTGTCAGTAGTCCATACAACTTGTTCAGTTGATGTAGCATCTACACCGCTGCTTTGCGAGTAAACTCTGCCTGCAGCTATACTTATGGTTTTGATTGCGCTAGTGTCCCAAACTACATCTTGTCCAGTACCTATTTCAATTGTTTGTGTAGCATCGGTCCAACCTAATCCTGTATATCCACTATAGCCAGTTAAATGATTTGTTAATAGTGTATATGTTCCACTATTATTTTGATAAAATGTGTATAGCGGCAAATATCCTGGAGGAATACTTGGCATATACGTTTGTGAGGCATTAGTACCTAATAGTGAACTATACGCAGCATTAGCATATTTTGTTTGTAGCCACGCACTTGGATTAGCACCTAAATTATCCGTAACTGCTCCGTCAAGTCGCACTAGCCCACCGCTGGGATTTATACAAAAAATTGTATAACGATATAGCGTACTACCATATTCTGAATCTGGATCAACTGGTGGTACTAGTTGAAATGTTGCTGCAGGATTAGTTAAATCGCCTATTTGTCCTACTGTGTAAATGCCAAGAGCTGAAGTTGTGTCGCTGTCTGACCAAGTAGTTGCACTATACGGACGCATTTGTATTTCAACACTACAAGTAGTTGCTGCTATATCACCGCTTTTGGTATTGATCTTTCGCATACCTTCCGGAAAGGAAAGTACAATATCTACAGCATCACAAGTTTGGTTTAGTGTAACAGTTTGCCACTTCCAAGTATTAAGATAGCTACCAGTTATATTAGTAGCATTATTTGTTAGTTCTAAGTTTACGGCCTGTTGTTCAACATCTCGACCATATAAATTGTTAAACTGATCGGCTTCTCCGCCTGCGTCATATTCACGCGGAAATCCTTTTAATGTAACCGGTCTTGGCACGGATGCAGGCTCGTTATAGTAAAAGTCACTAATAGGCTTTGAACCAATACAAATAGTGCTATCGTCAACTTGAAGTGGGCCAAAACCCCAAATAATAGCAGTATTTAAAACATTCGTTTCAGTTAAGGATTCTACATAAGGAACAGAACCAAGCATACCTGTAAAACGAATTTTACCTAAGACTACGGGGATTGCTCCATATTGATTTGCTTGATTTGCTGCACCTGTGAACAAATTCATTCCAGCGGCAGTGCCTGGATCGCTTGTTTTTGGCGGACGAATGGGCGCAATAACATTTTGCAGAACCATGCTGGCCATTTGAATGGCTACTGTTCCAGCTACAGCTGCTGCAGTGCCTGTAAGAGCACCACCACTAATAAATGATCCTACTTCTGCAGGCATTCCCGTAGTAGCAGTTATTGCAACTGCTGCAAGCGTTATTAGCAATCGTTTTGTTGACGTGCCTTCAGCAACACTTCTATAAGCTAATTGCTGACCGCTTTTAACAACTGTGGTTTCCCACTGTGATTTAGGCACAACTATGCCATCAATCATTATGACTATTTTACTAACTAATTCGTTACTTACTGTGTACTTGGATTTTACAAAATTTACAAAATCTTGAACAGTAGTGCCTTCAGCAGTCCAATCTCGGTATACACTAAGTTTTAATGGATGTGGCGCTCCAACAGCTTCTATAAAAGACTGTGGGACATAGCTGTAAAATCCTAAAAAGCGGTTTTTCCACTTGATGTTGCTTAGTGATTCAATTACACTATCACTGCCACGACGGCAGTGTAAAAATTTATTGTCGCCAAGGTACACACCCACGTGCATTGGCTCACCAAGTATATTGAACAGACACAAGTCTCCAATATTTGGTGTTGTAGTATCTTCCCAATTATTTTTATAAAGATCAATAACTTCTGTGATATGCGGATCTGTGCCACCAATGTAATCTTGACTATAACTAGGTAGATCTATATCGAACTCGTCTTTATAAAATAGACGAGCTAATCCCCAGCAATCTACTCCAGCTTGAGTTCTGCCATTGTCTAAATACGGTAGTCCAATATATTTATCATAATTCATTAGAATAGTCCTGGAAAATAATTGGGGGTAAAGTTAAAACTGGGAAATGGTTCTTTGTTATAACTAACCATACCTAGATTAAAATTAACGCTTTCTGCATTATAAGTTGCAGAAGTAATATAAAATTCTGAGAAACTTGCTTCTACAGTGTCGAGGCTGCTAGTTATAACAAGTTCAATTAATACTTTAGTTCGTATTGTTAAGTGACTTCTGATAATGGTTATCATTTCAGGAGTTACAAAATTTAATGTAATTGAACAATCTCCTAGTCCACTATCTTGCTCGTTGGGAAGATTTAGGGTCATTGGAATAAATATAAAATCTTTAGTACGACTAGTAACCCCATATATAACTTCTGAATCAGTAGTTATAATGGAGTTATCAGCTGTAGTAGAAGTAATACGTTTTGTATAATTATCGGACAATCTAATTGGCACAGTCGCTGCTGCTGGATCTGTTGATCCGTTTGGGTCATAGATTGTTAAAAGCATTATTAGTTGTTCATCTGTTTCAGATGAAAACATTGCTTTAATGGCTGCTGGTGATATTCTACTTAATCTGCTCATTATGGTAATATCTCAAACTTTAAAGAAGTATTCCAATAGCCTGGGGCTAAATATTGTAATTTAAAGAACTCACCGTCACCACTAGGAATAATCCTGGCTTCAACTGTAGCTGCAGTTCGGGGATGTAAAAAACTAAATCGCTTAACCCCTAATAGTGTATCTTTAATAAAAGTTTCTAATGTGGTAGTTTGTGCGGTTGTTAAAATAAAGGAAAGATCCATAGTATTAGGTACAGTTCCCCTACGACGCATTTTAGCAGGACCAGAGTCCGTGGGCGAACGTATAATGTTCAACCCAACTGACTCTGTGAACCCTTTTTGCGGTACCTGAGGAAAGCTGTTAGCAGTAGGCCAACTTGGTATTGCCATAATTATCTCCTTGCTAGTGCAGGTCTATTATTAAAATTACCTGCTAGCGATTGTTGAACTGAGCTTCCTGGTCTTGCTACTTCACTTGCGACCATGTCACCAATTACTACCTCAATTCGGCGATTACCACGATTATCCGTAGTTTCTTTAGTAGTAGCACGCTCGTTTCCAAAGTTGTTAACAACTACATCAACGTTTCCGCCACCACCGCCGCCTGCGCGAACTCCAAGATTACCACTACTGTCGCGCTTTAGGGGCATAATAGCTTCGGGACCTGCTTCGCCCATTAAACCTGTACCTTGTGCAAATTTGAATAAGGTTGGAGAACTTACTATTGAATTAGTAAACATTCCGCCTTTGGCAAAGGTTTTTAGTCCTACATCAAAGGCACCACCTTTGGCAAAACTAGGTCCTGTAGTAGTTACGGAACCTCCAGCTAAATCTTGTGCTCTAAAAGCATTAGCGGTAATTTTACCTACTCCGCTGCCAAATATAGAGCCGAAGAAATCCATTAATCCTGGTTTTGCTGCTGCATACATTGCTATTGATTGTTGCTGCAATTCGTAACGAATTAAGCCTTCAATCATACTATCAACTAAGCCTTTGAAATTAAGTTTACCTGTTTTAGTAAACTCAATAATAGCATCCGTCATACCTTTAAATGTGTCTTCAAATACTTGGCCGTAAGCTTTTTGACGTTCGCTATATTGCGCGTCTTGATCTGCTGCAGCCCTTTTAGCTGAAGCTACTTGATAGATGCTGTTTATTTCGACATCTTTTTTAGTAGTTATAGCAGCTAACTCTGCTTGCGCATCTGCGGCTGCCTGACTTCCTGGCAATGCATTAGCTAATTTTTCTGTTAGTCGGTTTTTATCTTGTAAATATTTTAAATCAATAGAAGCTATTTTTTGTATAGTTTCAGCTTGTAAAGAATTTAATTCTATTTGATACTTTTGATCAGCTATTTGTTGTTCAGTTAACGTAAGATCTTTAGTTCTAAACTCTAACTGTAGTTTATCTAGTTCTAAAATAGTATTTGATCTAAGAGTAGCTGTCTCTTGTTCTATACCTAATATGGCTAAACGTTTTGCTTCTTCGTCTGCTAGTTGTTTATTAATTGCTAGCCGTGTATTAACAGAATTTTGTTCAAGCTTATTTGTATAAATAGCATCAGCTAATAATTTCTTGTTATTAATTAATAACTTGCTAGACTCTTCTAATTTATTAGTATCCAAGCCTTCGCGCTTTGCTGCTGCAATTGATAATTCGTACTTTTCTTCTTCATTTTTAATCTCAAGCATTGCTGAATCTTTATCTAATTTTGCTGCTGCATCTTGTAAAGATTTTTGCTGTGATAATTGAGCTTGAGTTAAGAAACCGTTCTGAGTAGAAATTAAATTTAATGCCTGAGTTTTAGCTTCTAAGTCAGATTTTGATACTAATAATAAAGATGCAGAAATCATTTTTTCTTCATCTTTTAGTTTTAATCTGTACTGTTCTTTAGCTAATTTGTCTTTAGTATCTAGTTTTGATAAGTCAACTTGTGTTTCTAAAAGTATTTTTGCTCCATCAACCATGGATTTAAGATTAGTGTTATAAGCAGGAGCTTTATCTCCAAACTTCTCCATAGCTATAACAGCATCACGAATAAATCGTTGTGCATTTTTAGTTGCAGGATTATTTTGTAACTCTGCGAACTTTTTAGCCATATTACTAAACTCTTCAGCGCGTAATCTCTCTGGAGTACCTGCTCCAGCGTCGGGCACGCCTAACGCTATATCTCGAGCGTCTCGCGTATCACCAGTTCTTGCTACTTCTAAAGCAGCAGTGTTAGATATAAGTGCAGTAGTTTGTAAGTATTGTGCACGCAACATACTTTGTTGTACACGCAATAATTGACGTTGTAAACCGCTTTCTTGTATACTTAAACCATACTCCAAAGAAGCTGATCCAGGTAATCCGCTCATAGTAGCTAAAATACCCTTTTTCAGATCTATAGTAGACTGTTCGAAGCCACGTTTAATTCCTTGAAGAATTAAATCTGATCCAGTTTTAAATGCTTCTATAGTTAATTTTGCAAAGACTGGGTTCTCCATTGCCTTTGTAATTTTTTCTCTGTTTTCAGTATCTTTTTGGTTTAGTTTTGCTATTTCAACTAATTTTTCAGCGAATTTTTCTCCTGTGTTTTTAACAAGTAGCGCTGTGTCGGGATCTTCAAAATCTTTACCTTGACTAGCAACGGCTTTGTCGTAAGCCAGTTGTATAGAATCAAGTTCTTGGCGACTTTTGATAAGTTGTTGTGTTACTTCGCCCTGAGACTGAGCAAGACTATTAATTTCATTTTTTACAGACTGTAACTGTGCTACAGTAGTAGGGTCAAAAATACCTAAAGTAGTAGATTCTTCTAATAGCTTTTTCATACTAGATAATCCAGCTATGGGATCTACTAGTGCTCCAGACATTTTTACAGATAAGTTTAGCATATCATCACCAAGCTTAGCTATTGGTGATTTATCTCCGGAAGAAAAAGCAAAAGCTCTATAAGAATTTTGTAACGCTTTTAAACTTTCATTAAATTCAGTACTTCTACTAGCTGTGTTAGCAGCTTCTGTACCTAGTTTTTTAAATTCGCCTTCTATTCCCTTTATAGTATTTATTGCAGCTGGGCCGTCCTTTTTAAGAGCTTTAATCCAAGCTAATTGTCCGCCATCTTCAGTGCCAAGAGCTGTATTGACTTTTGCAGTCATAGCTAAACGATCAGCTTCGCTGGTTATAGAAGAAATTTGTTTAGCGATATTACCTGCTGCACTTTCTGCAAATTTTGTTTCTTTGTCTCCACCCCAGAGTTTTGAAAGCCAGTTAGTAGCTTTGTCCCATCCGCCAGTAGCTTTATCAAGCTCAGCATAGGTATCTCTAAGAGCGGATAAAGAATCAGCTAATCCCATTATGGCGTTAGCCCTGGCTGTTAAAGATTCTGCATTAAACAGGCTAGTAGGATCTTTTTTGGCCAGTGCGGACATAGTATCATTATATGTCTTTATTGCGTCGTTACTTGCATCTACCGCACTAGTAAACTTAGCATATTGTTCCGCATTTTTTGTTAGTATACTATCTAAGATTTTAAAAGCAGCAATTGCTGCTGTTGCAATAAAAAAGTAAGTTTGAAATGCTCCAATTAAACCAGTCAAAGCAGTAGTAGCAATAGAAATACCGCTAGACAGTGTTGTAAAACTTTTACGAATTGGGCCCATATCGGATTCTTTAACCGATTTTCGCATTTCTTTCCAAGCACCAGTAATACCCATGATTTGAGTATTTTCTGCTGCAACACTAGTAATTCCTTTTGATGTAGCTATATCTGCGGTACGTTTTGCTGCGGCTTGTGCTCTTCCAAGCGCAGTAAACTTAGAAGCTTGACCATCTAGCATTTTATTAGTGTTTTCAACTTTTAATCTGTAGGCTTCCTCAGCCTTAGTACTAGATTGAATAGCTTCAACCGCACCTTTATAGCGGTCTGCTACAGTGTCTTTGCCTTGTGTACGATACTGCTCTTCTAATTTTTTAAGATAAGCTAACTCTTCTTTGGTAACGTCTTCAGCATTTTTCTGCAATATCTTAAATGCTTTTGAACTCTTTGTAAAACCACTATCGCGAGCAGCACCTAAGGCTTTTGAG